ATTGGGATATTACATTAGGCGAAGATGCCGCAGAGAAGATTATTAGCGAGATCGGTGGCGCAAGAGTACGCGCTATGCAAACTGCGCGAGATAACTACACGGAAGATATTAGCCGAGTGCGTCAATTTTGGGAACAACCAGATAAGGCAAACGGATTATTATTCTATGACTGGTTAAATATCGCACTTGAAGAAATACTTGTGTTAGATGCTTGGGCTATATGGCCGCAAAAATCTGTCGGTGATGATCTATATGGATTACAAATTCTTGATGGTTCAACAATTAAGCCATTGATTGATGATCGTGGTATGCGACCTATGCCACCTTATAGCGCATATCAACAAATCTTGTTTGGTTTTCCGCGTAGCGAATTTACTGCACCGACAGAAACAGAACAAGCAGATGGCGAATTTACAAGTGACGAATTAGCGTATTTGATACGCAATCGCAGAACAACAAGCGTATATGGATATGGACCTACTGAACGCGCATTACCACTTGCTGATATTTACTTGCGCAGACAACAATGGATACGCGCAGAATATACAGATGGCGTTACGCCAGAGTTAATGATGAAAACAGATGCAAACTTTGGTAATAACCCAGACTTGTTACGCGCATATGAAAACATTTTCAATAGCGATCTAGCAGGACAAACAGAACAACGCAAGCGTGTTCGCCTTTTGCCAGTCGGTATGGAGCCAATTCAATTTGATGGTTATGGTGAGAAGTTCAAAGATACGCTTGACGATTATCTTGTGAATAGCATTTGCGGTCACTTTGGAGTTCAACCTTCTGAAATTGGATTTAGTCCAAAAGGTGGTTTAGGTGGAGCAGGTTTCCAATTAGGTCAGGCAGAAAGTAGCGAGGTGATCGGCGCAATTCCGTTAGCAAACTGGGTTGCAAAAATGATTACTCAACTCTCATATGTATTTCTGGGTATGCCACGCGAACTTGAATTCAAGTTCATGGAAAGTGGTAGAGAAGATACAGAAAGCAACGCACGCACTATTGATATGAATATCAAATCTGGAACATTAACGCTAAATGAAGCACGATCACGCGCTGGTTTACCGCTAATTGAAGCACCAGAGGCAGATGTTCCTATCTTCACAACTGCAACTGGTTCGTATCTTGTAACAGAAACAGGTATGTTGCTAATTGACGGTACACAAACACTTACAGATGATGGTGAAGCAGAAGCAGAAGCAGAAGTACCTGTAATTGAAGATGCGCCAGAGGAAGCAGAGATCACAGATGCAGTTAAAGCGCAAGAAGAATTAAAAAAGTTTCTGCGGTTCTTAACAAAAGCACCAGATAGGACTTTCCGTTTTCAGAATGTGCCAGTTGTCTATGCAGATGTGTTAAACAAATTTGTTACTGCAAAAGATTACGATAGCGCACGCTGGTATGCCGAACGCTATCTAGCATAAAATGAATAGAGCGTGGAAGAAAAGACAAGGCGCAAAAACACGCCTTGCTGCTCGGCGTGCAAAACTTATTAGAGATGCTTTACGATCTTCAATAAATGTTAATGCCGTTGTAGATGATTTTTTTGCTATGGGTTTTACTGCAACTACAACGACAGAAGAAACACGCGCCTATGCAAAAATACATATACGCCCAGATAGCAAAGAAATGTTCAATGCGTTACAAACTATTTATGTGGATAGTTACACGCTTGGGCAAGATATTGCTATGAGCGCAATAGCAAAAGCAAAGATAAATAAAGCACCATCAAAAGCAGACTTACAACGCGCAATGGGCATTAACTGGGATACTTGGAAGCCCGGAAATCGTGCCGCCGCCAATTTGATTAAACCGCCTAGCGGATTATCTGATTTGTTAGATAGGCGTGGTGTAACAATTCAAAATGTAAATAGAACCACGATTGACAGAATTGGAACGATCTTAGGCAGAGCGTTAGCCAAAGGTGAAACGCCAGCAAGTGTGCGTGAAGAATTGGAAGATTTACTAGACGATAGTGACCGCGCATTAACTATTGCGCAAACTGAAATGAGTAGTGCCGTATCTGTTGCTTCTAGGGAATTATATGAAGAAAGCGGTGCGGAACTGGTAGAGTGGATAGTCGCAGACCCTTGTGATCTATGCCAAGAAAATGCAGATGTGTCGCCTATCGGTATTGACGATACATTTCCAAGCGGAGATACCGAACCACCAGCACACCCGAATTGTGTTTGTGATATTGCGCCATATGTGGTGGATACGCAAGACATAGGACAAGATGCATTAGACTATATTCTGAATGGAGAATAACAAATGGCATTTGAACACATTAACGCAAGCACACTTACAGTTACTTCAATCTTGCATCAAGTAGATAAGAATGCAAGACCGCAAACACCGATCTCAATTTACAACGGGCATAGTGCATCAATCTTTATTGGCGATAGCACGATTACTACTTCAGGCGCAACTATTGGTCGCACAATTGCAACAGGTACTTCACAAGTATTTTATGCAAACGCTAACGATATTATTTATGCAATCTCAGCAGCAGCATCAGCCGCTGGCGCAGTAGTAATTACATATTCTGCATAAAATGGCAGATAAGCCAGATTACGAAAATATAAATCAAGGCGGTGGTGGTTCTGAGCCGTCTAATACTGATTTGTATAACAGAATAAAGCGTGAAGCAAAAGAAAAGTTTAATGTATATCCCTCTGCCGTTGCTAATGCTTGGGTAGTGCGTGAGTACAAAAAGCGTGGCGGTGGTTATCGTAAAGAAACTGCCAAAATGATTATTAAGGAAGATGGATTTGTACCGCCAAAAGGCGCACAAGAAAACGCAAGGCGTGGCTTAGAGTTACGCGAAGAGTTTAAGCGTGGCGGCACTATGGTTGGAGTTGCGCGTGCTAGAGATTTGTCAAATGGTAGATCGTTACCGTTAAAAACTATCAATCGCATGGTATCCTATTTTGCACGACACGAAGTTGATAAAAAAGGAAAGGACTGGGGCAACGCCTCAAATCCTTCTCGCGGTTATATTGCATGGCTACTGTGGGGTGGTGATGCAGGAAAAACTTGGGCAGACAGTATTGCAGAGAGAGAAAAGAAAAAGGATAAATCAATGACAACAGACTTAGCACACTCATATGCGCAGATCATCAAACAAGAAAAGCAAGATGATGGAACGCTATTGGTATATGGTAAAGCAACTGATGATGCATTAGACATTGACGAACAAATTTGTGATGCTGCTTGGTTAGATAAAGCAATGCCAGATTGGTTCAAAACTGGCGGTAACATTAGAGAACAACATAGCAATATTGCCGCAGGTGTCGCAAAAGAATTAGATAGTACAACAGATGGGCATTACATCTCTGCGTTAATTGTTGATCCAGTATCGGTAAAGAAAGTTGAAACTGGTGTGCTAAAAGGTTTCTCAATCGGTATTCGTGCGCCAAGAATTGTTAGAGATACAAAAGCAGCAAACGGAAGAATTATTGACGGACAGATCGTAGAAATTTCATTAGTTGATAGACCAGCCAATCCTAATGCAAAACTAATGTTGGCTAAATCTGATAACGGTGGAGATTTAGAACAAGTTGAAGAATTTATTGAAAAAGAACAAGATCGCGATGAAGCAGGTCGTTTTGGTTCTGGCGGTGGAGATAGTAGCAGTTCAGATCGCGGTGGTTCAGATAAGCCAGAAGGCGATAAACCAGAAGCAGGTTGGAACTCAACAGATCAACAAGATTTGAATGATGTAGTTAGCGCAAATGATGATGTTATGTTAGGTTTAGATAACTTAAATGATGAAGATAGTGATGATTTTACAGAAGATTTAACAGATGCAGATGATGAAGCAATTGATGAAGCGTTTGACTCACTTAAAGAAGCAAACGACCAGATAGAAGCGGCATATAACGCCAAAACTGATGACGAACGCGCAAGTGCGCTTGAAAATGCCGTGGTTAGAATGGACGATGCTCGTACTGCATTATTAAATGCTGATAGTAAAACAATACAAAGTTATGCAGATGATATTGAAGATGCAGCATCTGAAATTGAACAAATGATTGATGTTTACAATGAACGCGATTCAAAATCTGTAAAAACAACTACAACTAAGGAGCGTGCAATGGCGCGTACAAAAAAGATCACAAAATCAATGCACGAAGATGAAGATAAAGCCGTTGCTGAAAAGCCTTCAAAAGAAGATTTAATGAAGCAATATGAAGAATGCAAAATGAATTACATGGCTGCTGAAAAGGCACTTGACGAATGTAAGTCAATGTGTAAAGAAGCAGGTATGGAACTTGATGAAGAT